ACCCTTTGGACGACCTGCTCCTGCTCTTTTACCACCCCAAGCCTTATCACTTGTGGGTTCATTAGCATTAGGGTCAATACTTGAAGGGTCTTTGTTAGTATTGTCGTTAGACATCTTAGCTCCTTGTTATAAGTTGTGAGTATGAAAGAGCTTAATCATATCAGAACAAATATCACTACGAACAATATCATCGAAAGTAAACTCAACAAGCGGAACATCAATATCCGTAATATTGCAGAGGTTTACAAACTTAGATAGCGCAGTACCATTCTTAATGTCTGATTGATTAGGGTCACCGATCAAAGCGAGAGTAGTATTCTCACCCAATCGAGTAACAATTGCTTTAATTTCTTCCATCTCAAGGTTTTGAGCTTCGTCCACGATAACAAAGGCATCATCAAAACTCTGACCTCGGATTGTTTCTAGAGGTTGAATTAGGATTGACTTACCCATACGACATTCATAATCACCAGCACCCAGACCAATCTTCAATACATTGAGGATAGGTGCTAACCAAGGTGCCATCTTCTCAGACACATCACCGGGGAATGAACCTAGTGATTTACCTGTAGAGACATTAGGTCGGGTTAGGATTATTTTGTCTATATCGTTTCTTAAAAGCTTTTGAACGGCTATCATACCTGCAATGTAGGTTTTACCTGTACCTGCACAACCGATACCGCATACCATAGCCTTACTATTAAGTGCAGCCATGAATTCACGTTGGTTATCAGTCTTAGGTTTCAGTTGATTAGCGGCACGTAGTGACCGTTCTCGTGTGTGTTCTTTCTTTTGTTTAGACTTGTTTCTCTTCATAAGATTTCTCTTTATGTTGAAGTGAAAAGGGATGAGAGGGACGAAAGCCCCCTCGGTTTGATATTCCTTTCTTCTTTAGAAGGCGGTATCTTGATATTTAGTACTCTGCAGTAATCTTATCAACAATACCGTGACCTACAGCTTCTGACGCAGTCATCCATTCATCGGAAGGACCTAGCAGATGTTTGTTAATGTAAGCAGCAGATTTACCTGTACACTTCTTGTAGTGATTCAACAGGGTGTCTGTCAAGAAGTCCATGTGCTTACGACTAGCTCGCATCTCGTGATCCTTACCGCCTGTACCACCTGCATACTGGTGAGACATGATAGAGGTGTTAGGGGTGGCACTACGGCGACCCTTCTCACCTGACATTAGAGTAAGAACACCACAAGAAGCTACCAAACCCATACCAATAGTGGCAATAGGGATAGCAGAGGTCTTCATAGTGTCGATTAGGTGCATTGCAGACCGAACTTCACCACCGGGAGAGTTAATAATAAGCTTAAGCTCTTCAGGTTGTTTAGTCTTCGGTAGTAGATTGTACTCCATTATACGTGCTACGATTGGCATAATATTCTCTTGGTTGAAAGAACCTGTTAGCATGATAATACCTGTTTCAGCTAGCAGAAGACCGGGTTGTTCGTAAATGTTTTTAGAGTCGTACATATCAGTATATCCTTAAATAATTTATCAAAAGTTTCAAGTAGTTTTAACTTGAAAAGAAATCATACATTAGCGCTTAACACCTTCAGGACCACCCATTAGGTCTACCTGATTACCATTAGAGGCATCAACAATAGGCTTAGAGAAGTCTGTAGGGAACTTACCAACTAAGGTACGCGTAGCCTTAGCTTGGGGTATTACAATAGAAATAGCATTAGTAACAAGAGTGTACATGAAGGAAGCCATCTGATCAGACTCCTCATTCACATCTAAACCTGCCATGTCAGCTATATGTTCAGACAGTAACTTAAGACCGTCATCCTTGTTATCAGAGTGCTCAAGAGCGTTGAATACTAGGTCATGCATATAGGTAGCCTCATCAACAGCTTCTTTGATGGTAGGCTTGTCCTCGTTCATCCTAGCGAACTCTGCAAGAATACGGATTACTTTAGTGCGGGGTAACATAGACATTATATTTTTCCTTATTTAGAGTTACGAACTACAACACGCCAGCTTTCAACAAAGACACCGCCTTGTGAAATACCTTGTTGTAACAACTCAGCAAATTTATCAGGGCTAATTACGCCACGGACTTTATGGGTTATAACGAATACATTGTCATTACTTAGGTTATCTCTTACCTTAGTAAACTTAAGTTTATAAGTAAATAATTGTTGCATTTATTTTTCCTCGTTAATGGGGCCGATGTGACCCCTATCATTTAGATGTGTTATGGAGACTCCCATCCCCAATCACCTGACATACCGTCAGCATTATACTCAGTTACAACTGTTTCAAAGAAGTTATCATGTGAGGTAGTAGCAATCAAAGGTTCTAGCCACGGTAAAGGGTTTTCCTTAACACCGTAATTACCTTTCAAGCCTAACTCAATAAGTCTTCGATCAGCAATATACCTGATGTAAAGCTTAACTTCTTCTTTGGTAAGACCTTCAATAGGCCCCATCTCATAAGCAAGTTCAATAACTTTATCTTCAAGTTCTACTGCTTCACGTACCATGTTGTAGATGTTAGCTTTCAATTCATCATTCACAATGCGAGGGTTCTCATCACAAAGAGTTCGGAATAATCGAGTCATACCTTCACAGTGAAGAGACTCATCTCGAATAGACCATTGAACAATTTCTGACATACCACGCATCTTGCCAAAGCGAGAGTAGTTAATAAGCATTACAAAAGCTGAGAACAAACTCATACCTTCGTTAATAGCACTACGAGCTACTGCTTGAGCTAATCCTGATTTACTACTAGTGTTGATGTTAGTCATAAACTCTACTTTCTCTTTCATCTCATCAAACTCAAGGAAAGCCTGAAAGTCATCTTCAGGTAATCCTAGAGTATCATTAAGAAGTGCGTAAGACCGTTGGTGTGTAAACTCACGGTTAGCAAAAGAAGTTAGCATTGATCGTATTTCGTTATTTTTAAACTTAGGGATATAATGCTCTAGATAGTTAGTACCTACAGCAACATCCGACTGAGTGAATAATCGAAGGATCTGAGTGATATGATTAAGCTCAACGTCTGACAACTTAGTCTTCCATTGTGTTACATCATCTTGCAGTTTAGCTTCCCACTCACCCCAGTGGATTTTCTCGTGAGTAACTGAATACTCTACAGCCCACGGGTATAAGAATGGTTTATAAGCCAGACTTTGTTTTAATACAGACATTAATTTATCCTTGACAGTTAAGACAATCATCATCGTCTTGTTCGTTTATAACACCACCACCTTGATCGAAGTACTTCTCAAGTTCGTGATATCCTCCTATATAGTTTCCATCTAAATACACTTGAGGTACAGTTCGAACATCTTTACGTCCTGTAACTTGTGCGGCGGTTTTATCGATTTCTTCGAGATCAATATAATCGTACTCTACCCCTTTGATTTTTAGCAACATCTTTGCTTTATCACAATAAGGGCAATTAGACTTACCATAAACAATATTTCGCTTCTCATCTTTAAGAGCATTACGCTCCACAGACTGACCAACCTTATCAGCAGTACGACCTGCAGTAGTGCGCAGATAGTAAAGACCTTTAAGACCTACATCAAAGGCTTTAAGGTGTACTTGGTTGACATACTTCTTTTCAGACCCACTAGGGAAGAACAAGTTAACAGACTGACCTTGACAAATGAAAGGTTGTCTTTGACCTGAATGTTCTACAACCCAGTTCTGATCTAACTCAAATGAAGTCTTAAAGACGGATTTGTGGTGATCACTAAGAAAATCTAGATGCTGTACAGAGCCATCATTGTCCATAATAGTTTCCCAAGTGTCTTCGTTATTCATCTCATACTGTTCTAAGACCGGACCTAAGTATTGATTCTTAACTACATCAGCACCTGCTCGTGTACGGTGTACATAAACATTAGCTTTAAGTGGCTCAATAGAAGCAGTACAGTTACATAAAATAGAACTATTAGCGTTAGGTGCAATAGCAAACAAGTGAGCATTACGTACACCATAACCTGCAGCATCAGGTGCTACACCTTTGGTACGTCCCAGAAACTTTGTTTGTTCTGTAGCCTTACCATGCATGTCTTTAAATATCTTAGTATTGATATCTGAGGCCATCTCTGACTCCCATGCAACATTCTGTTTCATCAAGTAACCATGAAAACCCATAGCGCCAATACCGATAGAGCGCTCACGAGATGCTGAGTACTTAGCTCGATTCATAGCGTCTGGTGCATGTTCAATAAACACATCCAATACGTTATCTAGAAAAGTAACAAGATCAGCAATAATAGTAGTATCTTTCCAGTCATCGTAAGCTTCAATATTAACAGAAGACAAACAACAAACAGCAGTACGATCATCATCGGTAGCGAGGTGAATCTCATTACACAAGTTAGAACCGTTAATTTTAAGACCTAATGCTTTTTGGTATTCGGGCAGAGCTTTGTTAGCGGTATCAATGAAGTTCATATAGGGTGAGCCTGTTCTGAATCTTGCATCTAGGATACGCTCCCACAAGTCTCTAGCCTTTACTGTGTCAGTTACAACACCTTTATTAGGACATACTAATTCCCAATCAAGACCTTTCTTAACTGCACTCATAAACTCATCAGTTAAGTTAACAGCATTAAATAGGTTAAAGCACTTACGATTCTGGTCACCGCCAGTAGGTACTTTAAAGTTAATGAATTCGATAATATCTGGGTGAGATATATCGAGGTAAGCGGCATAAGAACCCTTGCGAGTTTTGCCTTGTTTGTAAGAAGTCATCTGAGCATCAGACACCTTCATCATAGGTATTACTCCAGAAGATTTCTCTGTGATACCTCTTACATTAGACCAGTGACCACCTACGCCACCTCCTTTCACTGATAACCAAGCTGTCTCTGCATGGTGGCTAATAAGCCCGTCTACAGAGTCTGGTACATAGGAAAGGAAGCAACTGATAGGAAGCCCGTTAAAGTTATCACCGGGTAAGGGTGCATTACTTAATACTGGACTACTATACATAAACCAACCTTTAGATACATAGTCATAGATTCTTTGCGCTAATGCAAAGTCTCCATCACAATATCCAACTGCGGCTCTAGCAAAAGCTTCTTGTGGGGAAGTCTCACCTTTCTCAAGGTAGAAATCCTTTAAGAGCTTTAAAGCTTGACCTGACAGTCGATTATCTCTAGCTAGGTCGATATTGATTCCATAAATTGTTAACACTTGTATTCCTCTTTTAATTGTTCTTCTTCAAATTTAGTGAACTGTCTTACTGCTATATTAGCTTCTTGTAATAGATCAATACCTGCTGTTCCTAATCTGAAATAATCTTTAAAGATCACTTCGCTTATACCGGAAGACACTATTGACAGAGCGCAGTTAAGACAGGGCGATAATGTTACGTAAAGTGTGGCTCCTTCAGTTGAGCTGTTAGAGCGGGCTACTTTAGCAAGCGCATTAATTTCTGCGTGTACTACAGTAGGTAGGGTGTTACCTTGTTCATCTTTACATTCATTGTTAAAACCGGCAGGAGTTCCATTATAACCATAACCAAGTATTTGATCACCATTAGTAATAACTGCTCCTACTTTAGTTCGAGAGTCATAGGATTGCATTGCAACACGCTCTGCAATATCCATCATTAAACTGTCTCTTTTATGTGTGCCAAAGAGTTTCATAGTTACCTCCGATTACCCCCACGCTAGACCATTGCTAGGTGGGGAGTTGATATTTACCTTCTTCTTTAGAAGGCGGTATTATAGTTGAAAGTTATTAGACATTTCAGACTTCATAACTTCAGGCATAGTAGAACGTTTCAAGTCAATCTCTTTCTGAACCATTTCTCTAATACGTTTAATATTAGGTACTTTAGGCTCAAACAAAGCGGCTTGTTGTACTACCTTCAAATCACCCGGAGTAATGTAATCGTAGATACCCAACTTAGACTTCTTGAACTTAGGGAAGTACAGTTGGAAACAGCTTTCTACTTGCTCTGGATTAAGGAACTTGAACTCTGTCTTTAGGAACAAACGTCTCAAGACAGCAGGGTCAAGACCTTCCATGAAGTTAGAAGTAGCAAAGAAGTAACCTTCAAACTCATCTAGCTCAGTTAGCAACTGATTAGTAAAAGTCTTCTGGTGTGTTCTATCTGCCTTATGACGACTGCCAGCCATGGAGTCAATTTCATCAATAAGAAGGATAGAGCCTGTTTCTTTTGCTTCCTCAAAAGCCTTGTGCAAGTTCTTTTCACCTTCACCAACGTACTTAGACTGCAGTTCACCGTAAGTCTTCTTAAGCACAGGTAGACCAAGTTGGCCACCGATGTACTCAACAAGTTTACTTTTACCAGTACCGGGAACTCCGTAGAACAAACCTGTTACAGTTTTTGGTCGCTCCCCCTCTGGTTTTTCTGATAGAGCTACAATACGTTCAACAAGCTCTACTGCAGTGGGTTCAATGTTAACAATAGACGGGTCGTACTCTTCCATGTACTTAACTTCTTCTTCCTTATCTTTGTTAATAGTAACAACAATATCTTTACCATAAACAAGATCAGGAAGCTCACCAGTCAACTGCTCAACAACCTTTCGTGCTTTCTCTCTAGTAGATTCAATCTTTTCAGCCATGAAGATAATCTCTCTGTCAGTAAACTCAACAGGATTAACTCTCAAAGCAATACCGGGGATTGTTTCACCTTCAAGACACACAGCACACCATTGTCCATCTGACCAAGCGCTTTCACTAGCTTTAGGCTTAGACTTACTAGAGACACCATCTAATAGATTACCTAATGCAAAGAAACCCATATCGGAATCTTCTTCTTCAGGGGTTTTAGACTTGTCTCCATCACCTACAAGATGATCATAGAAGTTAGCAAGTTCAGTACCAAACCAAGTTAGATGTGCATCACCACGAGAAAGGAAATCACGGTAATCCTGTTGGTAAGCTATAGCTGTCATGTTACTTTCTAAACAACCGAATGTTTCTGCAACTGCAGGGCTACCATTCTTTTGTTTCCGTCTCAATACTCCTGATTTAGTAATAAGAAGTGTTTGTATCTGAGGCCCATTTAGGAATTCAGATACTATCTTTGAAGCCTTCTTGATTGTCATTTTGTTTACCTTCTTTTTAGATTTGTTAGCGATAGAGTTATATTCCTTATCAAAGAGTGCTTCTGCTCTCTTCTCTAAAGCCATGCAGAATTGCTGTAGTTCACGTTGTACTCCAGTTTGTTTCCAACTACCAAAGGTTTTAAGAGCTTCAAGTAGATCATAAGCGTGAACAGAGTCTAGCTTGTCCGGCTCATTAACTAAAGTACTATCGTCCCACTGGTAACCTTCTTCCATGGTTTCGTTGTATATTACAACTAGTTTATTATAGATCTTACCTGATCTTTTAGAGGGGCGAATGTAGCGTTGCATCAAAATCAACGCAGTAACCAAGCTCTTAAAACATGTTACTTTATAGGTCATATAGACCTCCTATACTTCAGTGATATCAGTAAAGCCCGTAGCTTCAACGTATTGAAGACGGCATGATTCCGAGTCATAGTAAGCACCACCAGCATCGCCGGTCTTACCTGTGAATCGGGATTTTAAAACACGAATCTTAATTGTGTTCTTTTCTCTTTCATCATTAGATACTAGGTTTCTAGCAAAAGCAATCACTTGGAAGGAGATTTGTTTAATACTACCACTACCTTTAATATCATCTAGTGAGGGTATTTTACCTTCTTCAAATGCTTTTCCTTGCCCACTTGTCTTTCTTAAGTGAGAGATTACACCTAGCCATACATTGTGTTTCTTAGCGATCTTAAGTAAGTCAGACATTACCTTATCCACAGCGCTATTAGCATCTCCTTCAACTTCAGAAGTAGCAATAGTTAAGTGATCAAGGATTAAATACTTACAACCCATTAAGCACATAGTTTCAATCTTGTCCATAAGAGAACCATCTGAAACAGAGCCTTGGTGATCTAATAATATAATACGGTTATCACCAAAGATAGTGTCAAACGCATCTTTCTTTTCTTCTACAGAAAGAGATTCACCTTCTTCAATGAGATTCTTTTTAAGTTGCATACCGATAAACTTCTCTACAGTATCACCCGGACCTTCTTCAAGTGATATCATTCCTACTTTGTCTGTAGTAGTTTCATTTAAGTGCAATACGATCTCCTTGATCATAGTACTCTTACCGGAACCAGTACCTGAAGTAAACAGATCTAGCTCACCGTAACGCATACCTTTAGTTAAGTCATTAACACCTTGCATACATGCCGGATACGGAATACTTTCGGTAGACTCTCGCTCTAGGAAGCGATCCCACAGTGTATCACCTTGGAGAATACCAGAAGGTGACCATGATTGAGCATCCCAGATAGCAGTCATAATAGCATCAGTACCGTGCTTTAACAACTCATCATTAGCATCTTTTTCTTTAAGTTTAGCAATCTTAGCTTTATCAATACCAATAATACTACAGGCTTTGTCAAGTGCTGCTTTACCTGCCTCATCATTGTCTAGCATTAATACAACTTCATCAAATTGTCTAACCCAATCTCTTTGCTCTAGTAGAGCCTTAGTACCGCTTGCCGAGGGTAGGGACACAACTGGATATATCTTACCATACTTCTTATAAGATGCATAAGCAACAGACATAGCGTCAAGTTCGCCTTCTGTTATTACTAGTCTTTTTCCTCCGTTAAAATTTCGTTGACCGAATAAACCTTCGAGTGAACCTGCCACACGGAAGTCTTTCGGAAGAGTGCGTATTTTGTAGCCAGTGATCTTGTCTACGCCATAAGGATAATAATGCTCTATTACTTCGTTAGATGAATCAACACCTGCTCTAACTTGGAAATAGTCACAAATGTCTTTCGGAATACCCCTAGTTTTAAACCCTCGTGTAGAATAACCATCAATAGATGATATGTCTAACTTGGGACCATTGGATTTCTTTAAGACAGGTTGAAAAGGATTATCATCTGTAGCGTTGTCATAAGGGTTGGGATTCTTGTGTCCACAACCCATACAGACAGCAGGACCAGTGTCATATACGGCAACATTGTCTTCTGATCCACAGGACTCACAACTCATGTGTCCCATGAACTTACCTTTCTCTCGTGCCATATTGTTTCCTTCGTTATTCTCTAAGTTTATTTAGAATCTTATGTCCTCTTTCGATACATAAGTTCAGCTCATTTAACTGTTTATCGTCTTGCTTAGGTATATACTTGATTGGTGCTATTTGGTTGTTGTACCACATACGCTCACCTTCTGT